TTTGCAGTTGTAAAAGAAGCATTGAAAAACAGAAAACCTAAATTTTAACAATTAATTTAAACTTTGCATTAAATGGCAGCAACACAAAAACTTAACAACCTTCAGGTAAGTTACGCCAAATCTTGGACAGGACTTACAACTGAGAACCATTTATATGCCATCTATCAGAACGATGTACAATTAGCTTCAGACATTGTAACTGAAGTGTTCAATAGAATGGGATATATTGGTTTGGATTCTTTCTTGTCAAAGTATCCTATTAAAACTTTTGATCATGACGGTGAATATCGTTGGATGCTCAAAGGAGATTCGCGTAGAGCAATTACAATCATGGGCTACTCTGCTCCTGATTCAGCTCGTCCAGGCGCAAACAAACAAGTATTCAGCTTAACATTAGCTGAAAAGTATTTCGTAGCTTCTGATTATGTGTCATTTGATGACATTGATCATGGAGTACGTATTGAAGATGATGGTTATGCAGATGGTACAGGTTGGACTTATACAGTTCGCCACATGAAAGCTGACATGTCATATTTCATTCCTACTGAAATGCTTCGTACAGGTCGTAAAGTTTCTAAGCTTTACAACATTGTAACTAATACTTTGAATGATCAGTATGGTGAAACTCAATACAGCTCAATGTTCGAGATGCGTAATGAGTTTTCTACACTGACTAAGAAGTACACTGTCCCAGGTAATATGGCAGATAGACCTCTGTTGATCAAAATGACTGGTCAATCAGGTAAGTCTACTACTGTATGGACTAAGTGGCAAGAAATGGAATTTAACTTCCAATGGCAAAAAGAAAAAGCTAACCAATTGATGTATTCTTCTGCAAACAAGAATGCCGATGGTACTTTTACTCAAAAAGCTCCTAATGGATTTGTATTGAAGCAAGGTGCTGGTCTGCGTGAACAGATTTCTCCTTCTTACAAATTCTACTATAATACTCTGACTTTGGATTACCTGTTGGAGATTATGACTAACTTGTCTATTAACATCTTACCTGAAGATGAGCGTGAATTCCTCATTATGACTGGTGAAAGAGGTATGATTCAATTCCATAAACTTATTGAAGATAAGATTGGTGTATTGATTCCTCTTGGTGATACTGAGCGTATCAAAGGTTCAGGTCAGAACAAAGGTCTTGGTGGACAATATAAGCAATTCTTAGGACCTCAAGGTATTAAGATTACTGTTGCTCATATGCCTCAGTATGATGATCCTATCTTGAACCGTATGGAACACCCTGACGGTGGTTTTACTGAAAACTATCGTATGACTATCTTTAATATTGGTACATCTAATGGTGAGCCAAACATTCAGAAGGTAGCTCCTAAAGGACGTTCAGAAGCTAAATGGTATGTGCCAGGTTCTACTACTCCTTTTGGTCCTCAAAATGGTGGTATGGGTGCATCTGCAGTAGATGGTTATGAAATGTACTTCCAAGGTACTCAGGGTATTATGCTCCGCAACCCATTGTCTGCTTGTGAATTAATTCCTGCAGTATCTTATTAATTATTAAAAACTTAATGTGAAGATGAAAAGTGAAGTAGAAAAAGTTAAACCAACAGTAGAAACTGTACAAATGCCTCAAACAGCATTATCTAAAATAACTGGGAAATACTTCGTGAAGCCTTGTCGAAAAACTTGGCTTCACGGGTTAAACCCAAATCACGATGGTGCTACATTGTTTAGCAATACTCAAATCTGGATTGTACCAGAAAGAGTAGCTTCTAATCCAGATGTAGTAAACACTGGATTAACTAAGGAAGAGCAAGTTGAGTTTGAACAAGAAATGAATTTACAGCCTGGTTCCCTTTCTCCGTATAATAAAGCGTGGTGGTCTAAAATGACTAACATTATTAAAGTACCAAAAGAAGGACTTGAACTAGATTGTGATAATAATGTTAAACACAAACTTTGGTATAAACTACTTATGAATAATTCAAAAGTAGCTAAATCTAAAGAAGATCTTACCTTTAATTCTTTTGCTGATGTAGTAATTACATCTAAAGAGCAAGAAGCTAAAGTTGATACACAAAAGTTCAAGATGAAATCTAGAGCATTTGAAAAGTACGCTACTATGTCTCAAGCTGATAAGATTAATTTCTTAAAAGTTTATGACGATGGTAAATATAAAGTAAATAATAGTTCTAAACCTGATTTAATTGAATCAGCCCTTGGTGCAATTGTAGATGAAAAACCAGCAGAGTTCTTAGCAACTTTTGATGAGCCATTCTACAAAGATTATATTCTCTTTGAAGATTTAGTCAGTGCAAATATTATTAACCGTAAAGGTGGTAGATATTTTGTAAATGGCGGAGTTGAGATAGGAGCAAGTAAAGCACAAGTTGTTTCAAATCTTCGTTCAGATGATTATCAGGATTTAAAAATTAGTTTAATCGCTAAACTCGAAGCACGTAAGTAATGAGCTTAATGCCTATAGCTGATATGCATCAGCAATTTCTTCACTGGTTTGACAAGCAGAGTAATTTCTCTGCTCCAGAAGTTACACCTGAAGAAATAGACATTTATCTCAACAATGCAATGTACTACATGCTTGAAATACTCACTGAAAAGGGTATTGAGAGAAATCAAGATTGGTTAGATTATACTAAGAACTTAACTTTATCTTATTCTACTACACCTAACTCACATCAAGCTAGTAATAAACCAAACGGTCAATTCGTTCAATTACCAAGTAACTATAGATTGAGTTTGCTTGAAGAAGCAGATGTAACACATAGAGATTGTAATAATATAACAGTAACTAGTAGAGTACCAGTTGTTCCAGTAACTAGAGATGAATATTCTAAAATTATATGGAATCCATTTAAAAAACCTTGGAAAGAAGAAATTATTAGACTTACCAGTAGTGGTAGTGTAGATACTTCAACAGCTACAAATATAGGACAATTTGAAATTATTTCTTTTCCTGGAGCAACTGTCTCTACTTATTACTTGGATTATATTAAAAATCCAACTCCAGTATGTTACGGTTCACAATATTCTACACCTATTCCAGATGTAAGTTGTGAATTAGATGCTAAGGCTGCTACAAAAGTTGTAGAGCTTGCTGTAAAACTTGCTATGAAAACTCTTGGAGATGAAAGAGTTAAAATTGAACAACTTAACCCAATATTAAAAACTATAGATTAAAATGGCACTTGATAAAATAAAAACCAAATCAAATAGACTTGCTCAGCTTGAAGGAGGTCCAGGTAATAATCAACCTGCACGTGCATCTGATGTAAATCCAATTATGGATTGGATTAACAACAGATCTAATGAAGTAACAGCTGCTTCAACTGGTACTTCTGCTTCTGCTGCAGTTACAATTAATGCGATTAGTGGTACAATTACTACTGAATCTCTTACAACTGCTGCTGTAACAGTAGCCACCCTTACAGTTACAAACTCTTATTGTACTGCAAACAGTACAGTATTAGTACAAATGTGTGGTGGTAGTTATACTACAGGTGTACCTGTTGTAATTAAAGCAGTTCCTGCTGCAGGAAGTTTTGTAATTTCCTTTGTAAACACACACGCCAGTGCAGCGTTAAATGGCACATTGAAATTTAAATTCATTATCCTCTAATTAATTCTAACTTAAAACAACTTAAAAACTTAAAAAAATGAGTGTATTAAGCGTTCGCAACAATCAAACTGTACAGATCGGTAAAAATATTGGTCGTACAGCTTCAGTACAAATCAGTGATCCTAATGCTTCAGCATATATTGCAGATGGTGAAATTGTTGTACTCAATTCAAGTGGTGCAGTAGCCACAACTTCTACTGCTTATCCAGCTTCTCCGTTTATTCAAACTGTACAACGTAGTGGCTCAAATCTGATTTTTTCAGATCGTATTTATGGTGACAAGGTAACTCTTTATCGTGGTAAAGCTTCTTCTGCTGGTGCAGAACAAATTTATCACATTGGTTACAATGGTTCATCTGGTTCTCTCGATGTAACTTTAGGTGTAGATTACTTTACTACTTTGTCTTTTAATCATGACGACATGATGTGGTCTGAGCAAAAGCAAAAGTATGTAACTGTAACTTCTGCTGTTACTGGTGCTACTCAAGCAGGTCTTGCAAAAGATATTGCTACTCAATGGGCTAAAGCTTATGTAAATAACTCTGTACCTGTTACTGCAGTAATGCTTAACAGTGGTTCTGGGGTAGCATCAGATAGTGGTAATGCTCGTACTGTAGTAGTAGCACATGGATCTCCAGTTATTACTTATAGTGGAAGTACAGATCGTGTAACAGCAGGAGCTGTCATTCGTCTTGGTGCAACTGGTTCAGGTCGTGGAACAACTGTTCCAACATACACAGTAAAAGAAGCACATCCTACTATTTCTAATGCTTGGATTTTAGATCAACCTTATATGGGTCCTTCAGCAACTATAGCTGATGGTAATCACGGGGCTATTACAACTGTAGGTACTAACTGGGGTGTACGCTTTACTGGTAAGTCTCTTCCATTTGTTAAAGACTTCTTCAAGTTTAAGCGTGTAGCATTTACTGTTGGTCTTTCAGGCTTTGGTGCAACTGTTGTAACTAAAACACAAGAGTCATCTTATGGTTATGGAGATGGTCGTCTTGTAGCTGAAGAAGAATCCTTCTGCAAAGGTTTCTTAGGTGCATTGAACAGAATGACTGTTCCATTGCCTACTGTAACTTTTGATGCAGTATCTACAACTAGTGCTTCTATTAACACTACTTATGGTGATGCATTTACTGTTGCAGACCAGTTGTATGAAACTGTAGAGGTAGGTTATTTTACTGCTAATGATCAGGTTATTACTGCAGGTGCTAAAATGCCAGCTCTTTTGAAAATTTTCCTTATCTCAGGCGCAGGTCAAAACGCAGGCGCATCTTCTGACATTGTAGATGTATTAGATGCTTATCTGAATACCTGTCCTACTGCTTGGGCAGCTTGTGGAATTTCCTAATTAGTTTTTACTAGTAATTTTTTTCAGGGGAGGGGTAAATCCCTCCCCTTTATTACATAACTCCATATAACATGTCGTTACAACTTGGTATAAGTTTGTGTCAAACAAACAATTGTAAGATAATTAAATTATCTGAAACAACTGGAGCTTATGATTCAGTTACAAATCCTACTGGATGGGATAGCACAGCTGCTAGTAATCCAGGAATTTGGGTAGATGAAGAAAATTATGTTACTCAAACTGAAATAGAATTTACTTTACCAGATGATACTATTGTTACATTTGATGAAGATTATGTAGATGGAACTAGTGTATTTCCAAATACAGATAGTACAATTGAAAAATCCTATACTAAATATGATTTTGGAGGAACTTCATCAGATCCATTTGTAGATGGTATTTACTCTATTAGATATTGGGTAGAATATTATTACTTGAATGTTTTAACATCATCAGAAGTAACTCAATCTTTTTTACTTACTTGTCAAACTAGATGTTGTATTGATAAGCTTTTTAATATTGCTGCACAAACAATGGATTGTGATTCATGTAAAAAAGACAAATTAAATAAAGCATTAGAAGCCGAAAGTTATTTAAAGTCTGCAGAATATGCAGCAGAATGTGGTAAATTAAAACTTGCTAAACAACTTTTAGCAAAAGCACAATGGATTTGTAATAATCAAAATTGTAACAATTGTTAATATGACTTGTAAAACAACAAATGCTATCTCTTTTGGTAATCCAGGTAAAAATGGAGCATCATCCTATATCTATGTTGCTTATGCTGATGATGTAGTTGCAGGTACACCAGATGTAGTAACTAATTTTACATATGGTATACCACAATCTACAACTAAATGGATGGCTGTAAAGAACTCTAATTTACAACTTACCAATCCTGTAGAATCAGATTTTCAAGATTTGTGGGTACAAGTAGCTGGAGTAGGTATATCTCCTGATACAAATATTTACAATACAGATGGTACACTAGATGGGGATAGAACTGTAGATGCAGATGGATATTCTTTAAGTTTTACTAATTTAGCGGCTTTATCTATTAACGGATTATTATATCCAATTGTAGATGGAGCATCAGGTCAATTTTTAGCAACAGATGGTTCAGGAAATATAGTATTTGTAGATCCTACTAATATTTATACATCTGATGGAACTTTACTTTCTAATAGAATAATAGATGGAGATGGTTATTCCTTGAGTATAGGAAATAGCACAATGCCTCAGTTAAATATTAACACTAGTGATGAATTTAATGTTGCAACAGCAAATTTAGTAAATATTGTTGTTTCTGAAGTGGATGGATTATATCAAATATCTTCTGATTATGTCAATCAATTAGGTAAATATGGATCTCTTACTTTTACAACAGATGCTGCAATAGGTACAAGAAATACTGATAATAGTATTCACGCTAGAGTATTTTCAAACAATGGTGTGTTATATTTAGATGTAACAGATCATATTGAAATATATCAAGGTACTACTATGATATATAAGTTACCTACCACTACACCAACTACAGGTCAAGTACTTACAGCATTAGATAATGCAGGAACATTAGGTTGGGCTTAATTAATCTTTTAAATATATAACTATGTGTTGTGGAGAAACAGTAATAACTTTAGCTAATTCTAGTGGAATAGGTCCTCAAGGTCCAAGAGGTCCACAAGGTCCTCCAGGTGAGAGTTTATCTGCATTAGGAGTAGAAGCTACCTATTCAGACATAATTATAAATCATCCTACACCATCTTTATTAGATGCTTATGTAGTTCAAGATACAGCTCACTTTTGGGTATATGATCCATCTTCTTCTGCAGCTAATGGAGATGGTTGGGTAGATATGGGTTCTCTGCAAGGTCCACAAGGATTACAGGGTATTCAAGGTACTGCAGGAACTAATGGTACAAATGGTACGAATGGTACAAATGGAGTAGATGGTAGAACAGTTTTAAATGGTACTTCAGCACCTTCTAATGGATCTGGTGCTAATGGAGACTTTTATATTAACACTTCTAATTGGACAATATATGGTCCAAAAACTGCTGGTGCATGGGGTTCATCTACAAGTTTAATTGGTGCTACAGGTGCAACAGGTACTGCAGGTACAAATGGTAATACTATTTTAAATGGTACAGTAGATCCTACTTCGGGTTTAGGTATTAATGGAGATTTTTATCTAAACACAAGTACTCTTACTATATTTGGTCCTAAAACAGGTGGAGTATGGGGTACAGGTACTCGTTTAATTACAGCTGCACCTGTTATTTCAGTAGCTGGTAGAACAGGTGCTATTACATTAACTCAAAATGATATAACTTCTGTAACAAATAAACGCACTGTTACAGATGCTTACCTTGCTGCTTTAGCTGGTACATATGGTACACCAGGACCATCTAATAAATATGTTACTAATGATGATCCACGTCTTGTAGCTTTATCTGGTATTCCAATCAATGTAATTCAAAACTATGAGGATGGTACAAATTCTTCTGGAGATAATTCAGGAGATACCTTAGCTACATTAGGATATTCATCTGGTTCTGCGGCTACACAATTTCCTCTTACTGCATCTTTGTGGGGCACTATCTCAACAAGTACTACATATGATTCATGTGTAATGCAGGAAGCTTTTGCTACATTAGGATATGAATTTAATACATATCTTACTTCTTTACAAAATAGAATATATCATTTAAATCATCAGATTATTATACCTACATTAAAGTATGATGTGGCAGCTTCTGATAGAACTAATTCTCAACAATATATTGTAGATTTAGCTGGTTGTAGATTAAGAGATATTCGTACTGGTACAAGTTCATCTCCTTTGTTTATCAAAGAACCTTCTGATCAAACAAGTGCAAACAATAATGACATAGAGTTTTCTTGGGTATTCAAAAATTTTGATATACTTGCTGAAGCAAGTGCAGGTAATCCTTATGCCAATTCAGTAGCATTTAAAATTGGTTCAGGTAAAAGATTAAAGTTTGAAAATATAACTATTCGTAATTATGATACTGCATTTATAGGTTCTATGCTTTTAAATACAGTATTTGAAGAGTGTGAATTTATAAATTGTACTACATCGGGATATAAAAATCAAGTTGGTTGGTGGACTGGTGCTACTGCAGGACAAAACTGTAGTCAACTTACTTTCTTTAGATGTAGATTTAAAGATGCGGGGGTTAAATATTTAGATTTAACAAATGCGGATAGTTGTCATGTATTAGATTGTCAACTTGAAGGTGATGGTGGAGATTATGGAGTATTTTGGGATAATACTGCAACTTCAGTTATTAAAGGTTTAATGATTACAAATCTTCGTGTAGAACAAGAATCCTATTTTGCAAGAGCTATTGTAGGAGTTACTTCAGATGATGGTTTTTATGTAGTATTAAATGGTGGATGGCATCAAGCTGTTACATCAGGTACAGTACTTGTAGAATCTGATGGTAGTGGAGATACACGTATTGATATACAAAACTGGTATAACTCAGGTGGTGCAGCAAGTTGGAAATTCAGACATATTGGTACAGCTACATCTTGGGAAATTCATAAAACTATGATTCAAGGTCAGCCTACTACAGAAGCAAATCTTATTTCTGGTGTAGCTCCTTATGATAACATCTGGGCATTGGATTTTGGAGGAAGTATTCCTTCATCTAATAGAGTAAACTTTACACCAAGATTACCTAAATAATGACACAAGACGAATTAAAAGAGGTTATTTTAAAAGCACAATGTTGTGTCTCAGACATGGCGTTTAAAGCTTTGCGAGAAGAAATGTATTTAAAAGGAGATAGTAAATCTACTTTTATAAATGTTCGATTTGCACATGCTCTTATTGGAGTATTGAATAGATACTATGATGTAGTATATACTTTAGAAGATGAGCCTTGCTTTAGTGATATTACATCTGTGATAGAACAAATACAAATTTTATGTAATAACTGCGGATGTTGTGTAGATAGAGAAACACTTTTAAAAGATATATGATATGTGGTATACAATTAAATCTGGTAATCATTATGCTAATACTTTACCACTGGTAGATTTTCCATATTTACCTCCAAAGGTACATTTTGGAATTACTGAAATGAGTGGTAATATATCATTTTCACCAAGTTGTGCTTATACTTTAACAGATACAACTTGTGTTAATGACACAAATAAAGCATATGGTTTTTCATATGGAGATCATAAAAAATGGTCTATTAGACTTGCATGGCGAGTACATAATGATGGTAAGTTAGAATTATTTAACTTTTGTCATGTTAATGGTAAAATGGTAATGAAGCGTTTAGGTGGAGCTAAACAGTTTTTTGAATATAATACTTTATATCCTTTTACTATTACTTATGATGTGAACGCTAAATTAGCAACAGTAAATGTAAATGGTATAGAAGCCTCTATTCCTTTTAATATAGAAGTTTGTGCAGGATATGATTGCAGACCATATTTTGGTGGTAATTGTACTGCTCCACACGATATGAAAATTTTAATTAACTTAAACTAACATGAGTATAGGAACAATACAAATAGATATGCATGGATTACAAGGAACACTAATCAGTTTGTTTTTAATAGGATTAGCTAAAATTTTTATGTTGATAGATGTAACAGGATTTTTACAAGGAACTGCTTATCTATTCACTATTCTAGTAGCTGTAGATACACTTACTGGTAGTAGAATTAAGACTTTCTTTACACCTAAAAAGAAACCCAATAAAAAAGTATAATTATGGAAATAACTAAAATCTCACAAATCGGATTAGATTTAATCAAGAATTACGAAGGATTTAGTTCAAAACCTTATTTATGTAGTGCTGGAATTCCTACAATAGGATATGGAGCAACATATTATCCAAATGGAAAAAAAGTTACCATGCAAGATCCAGCAATTACAGAAGAGTGGGCAGAAACTATGCTTTCTAAAATGATTGTTTTTTATGAACAAAATGTCAGCAGCATGGTTACAAATGTGCTTACACAACATCAGTTTGATGCATTAGTATCTTTCACATATAATTGTGGAGTACAAAATGTACGTAAGTCTACATTATTGCGATATGTAAATAATAATCCAAATGACCCTGCTATAGCAGAACAATTTGCTAGATGGGTTAGAGTTAAAGGTAAAGTAGTAAAAGGTCTTGTAAAAAGAAGACAAGCAGAATGTCAATTGTATTTTTCATAAAAGCAGTTAAATGGTTTAGAAAATCATTTGAGTACAGAGGTAAAGCTTCAGCACGTAAGCTTACTACCTTTGCTTCATTTGTATTGCTAAATGCTGGATTTATAGTACATTTGTATTCTGGTAATACAATTCAAAAAGAATATGTATATTTGTATGCTACAATTACCTTATTAGGATTAGGTTATTTAACAGCTGAAAATATAGTAGATATAGTAAAAGGAAGTAACAATATAACAAGTACATTTTGGAGTTATGGGCAAAACATTATTGACAATAATGGTAGGGTTGATAATCCTGACCAGCAGTTGCAAGACAACTAAAGTAAGTGAAAGTATCTCAATAAAAGATACTACAATAACACGTATTTCATGGAGAGATACAACTATCTATATTCCTACACAAGTAGCTGAATTAGATGGAGTTAGGGTATTTTTAGATAGTTTAGGTAAGATTCAATTACCACCAACTCAAGTTAAATCTGAAAATGCCTTTGTGAAAGTAGCTATTAAAGACAATATACTTACTGCTTCTGGAGGATGTGATTCTATGGAAGTAGTTTTAAAACAAAAAGATACAGAAATAGAACATCTGCGTGAGGTACTAAAGGAAAAAACTAAGACTGTAGAGGTTAAGTATATTCCTTCAATTTATCATTTCTTCAAGTGGTGGTCAATTTTAAGTCTCTCATTACTAGTACTTTATGCAATTAAACCTATAAGAAATTTGGTTTTGTAGTATTTATTTGTTATATTTGGTAAATTTATCCAAATGAAAGATACAACTATAAAAGACTACTTACTGCAAAATCCAAGTTATTTAACAGGTAACTACAGTGAAGTAGCAACAAAATTTGGTGTTTCCTATGATGTAGTAAGAAAACTTGCTAGGAAACTCAGAGATGAGGCTCAAGCAATCCAATCTGTAGAAACACCAGAAGGTTATAAGGGTGTACTTAAAGCAGGTAAAATGTGGCAAATCCACGATGGTACGTGGAGAGAGTCCTTACAATTTGAAGTAGATCATTCTGAACGATATGCTAAGTTTAAAGAGGAATTCTTAAAAGAAGTTTCTCTTTTAGGTGTAATACAAACTACACCTATAAAACTTAAAAAGACAAACAATCAAGTTTGTTTAGAAATAAGTACTCCTGATTTACACTTTGGAAAAGGTGATATTACTAAATCAGTAGAACTTTTTAATGCTGCAGTTTTAGATCTATGGACTAAGGCTGAAGTATTTGGTATAGATAGAGTACTTTTACCTATAGGTAATGATGCTTTTAACTCAGAAGGTAAAAGACGTACTACCACAGGAGGTACTCCACAAGATGATTCTTGTCATTGGTTAGAATCATTTAAAGTATATACCACTGCAATGATTACTGCAGTTAATGCAATATCTAAACACTACCCTGTAGATATTTTAGTTATTCCAGGTAATCATGATCACGAAAGAATTTTTTATGCTGGTGAAGTACTTAATGCTTACTTTGCAAATAACTCAAATGTTAATGTAGATAATACATATTCATATAGAAAGTATTATGAATATGGTACAAACATGTTAATGTTTACACATGGAGATTCTGAAAAATATGCAGACATTCCATTAATCATGGCTACTGAGCAACCTGAAATGTTTGCTCGTACTACTTGTAGAGAAGCACATTTAGGACATTTTCATAAAGAAATGTTAAATGAATATAGAGGAATCAAAGTAAGATTCTTACCAAGTTTGTGCAGTACAGATGATTGGCATACTAAAATGGGTTATGACCATTACAAATCAGCACAAGCTTTTCTTTGGGATAAATCAAAAGGTTTTCAAGGATATTTTCAATACAATGTATAATCATGAAAAAAACAAAATTTCTCAAACCAAAAAACTGGATTGATGATACACCATTTCTTGAAGGTATGGAAAGTGATGAAGATTTAGATTTAACCATACCAGAATTACCTAGTTTAAAAGTTAAGAATAAATCTAAGAATAAAGTTAAGAAGTTTAAATTAAAAGAAAATGGCAACTCAGCGAGAAATAATTTACAACATAAAAAGCATTCTTAGGGGTGGACTCTTGGTGGATGATGATAAAATTTCAGATCGTCAAATTGCATTTGTTGTAGATAATGTACGTGCTGTATTATTACGCCAACAATATGATAAAGGACAATCTTTATCAGACAATCATATTCAACATATTAAGTGTATTGATGTAGAAGAAGTAGATACTTCCTTTGATTCAATGTTTCCATCTGATTGTAAGGTATATAAAACTAGAGTTCAAATACCTAAACCTATTGAAACACATCAAAAAGATTTAATTACTTCAGTAGGACCTTCAGAATTTGGTAGTATAGGATATGAATTTATTCCTTATGCACGCTTTGCTTATGCAAGATCAACCAGATTTAAACGTCCTTTAGCTGTATTCTTTAATCAATATATCTATATTATAGATGCTGGTTATACTCCTCAAGTTAATGTTTCAGGAGTATTTGAACAACCAAATGCTTTATCTAGTTTCTCAGATTGTTCTGGAACAACATGTTTTGATTGGGATAGTCCTTATCCCATCTCTTCACATTTAATTGATCCTCTTACCAAAATGTGTATAGAGCAACTCTCTATAGAAATTAAAGTACCTTTTGATAAAACAAATGATTCTAATCAGAAATTAGAAGATCAAAGTAAATGATAAGCACAAGCAGAAAAGAAAAGACAGGTAGGTATAATTGTGATAAAAGTTACAAGGATGCCTACAAGATGTATTGTGATAATTTTAATTTTAAATCTGCTGCTTCTGAATCTTTTGGAGGTTCAAATCCTAAAACCTTAATGTTGTCTTTGAAACAATTTAAAGATATTTGGTTTGATTTAGCAGATGAAATATTCAAACAGATTCTAGAAGATTCTTCTAATTTAAAGTTACCTTTAGGTTTAGGAGAAAACTTTAGAATAAAAAAGAAAAAAATGTCCATCAGATTTCTGAAAGAAAAAGACAATTTGAAATATGATTTTGGACATTATTTAAAAACAGGAAATAAAAGGTATCATTTAAATGAACATACGGATTACCACAGATATGGTTTTTATTGGACATGTAAAAGAGGACCTAAATACAAATCATTCTACAAGTTTATTCCGCTTCGTATTAGAAAAAGACAACTTGCAGATTTAATAAAAAATCACAATAAAGACTATTACTTATGAGTGAAGCACAATTAAAATCAGTCACTACTAAAACCAAAGATGGTAAAGAAGTGCGTATATCTGTTAGACAAATTTCAAATGGTTGGATAATTCAAACCAATACAGAATATAAAGATGCTAAAGGAAATTGGCAATATGATTCAAAAGAAGAATATTCTGAAGAAAATCCTTTAGATCCTAAAATGTTAAAAATAGATATTATTAAAGAAGCTTTAGGTAAAAAATAAAACTACTGTTTATGATGTGGGTATACAACAAGGAAGAAATTAATGTTATAGATATTAATGAATTAGACATTCATGAGTTATCTGAAGAATGTTCTTGCAAACCTAAGT